AGATGCATAGTCTCACCTTGTGGCTGTATGACGAAGAATCCAGCGTAGTGGTTATTCTCTATCAGTACAAATAACAGACTTTTTTGATTGAAACAGTCCGTATATACATCTTCAATAATCCAGTTTTCTGGACTCCTACTTTTAATCTTATCTAAGCCAGTTCTTACACTAGCCCACCATTGTCTTAGTTCCTGTGGAGCAATATATCTATACTCCATTAACCCACCACAATGTAACCATACGTTTTACCTGATGTAATGTTGGCAGCATGAGTTAAAACTGCACTTCCTATAGTTTGACTGCTTACATATAAACCAGTAGCAACCGATACAGCAGATAAAGGAGTAAAAAATATAAGACTTTCCTTACCTATGCGACCATCAGAAAGAGTAGTTGTTGTGGCTCCACCTGTAGCTAACGTCACAGTACCAGTATTATTCGTCTTACCGTCCATAATCCCACGAACTACCTCAGATACTTGACGCTCATCAGCACCAAATACAGGCAACGTCCTAAATTGAGCACTTCTAGTCATCGATTACCTTGCGTAGTAATGTCAATTTCACAACCTACAATAGTTTCCCAATTGGCATTAGTCGGAGTTACTTTAATACGATGGTAATTACCGTTAGCTCTCAATGGCACTCTGTTTTCTGAGTTAGGGAAAGCTGTTGTTCCGAATTCGACGCTATCTGACAATAGTTTTCTACTGGCAACTGTGACTGATGCGATTCCATTATCAACAATAGGTTTTGCCAATGTAATAATAGAACGTCCAATATCTATATCTCCAGAAGTAATGTAAGCAGACTGCAATGCACCAGAGAAAATAACAATCTTCTGGCTCCTAACACCAACAAATATAAGCTGACCACCAGCCCAAACACGCGAATCTAACGGAATATCTAAAGCATCTAGATTATTGTTGTAGTTATCTATCTGCTCAAGTGAAGCACTTGGTGTCAAACCATACGCTAGATAATTAACGTCCGTTAAACCATACGACCACTTGTTTAAATCAATTGAGTAGTACAGCAAGAATCTACGACCAAAGTTATTCTTAAAGTTCCAGATGACTAATTTACGTACTGGATCAATAGTCGCACTCATACCAGTCTGTATTTCAGTCAAACTGACATTATTAAAGAACCAACGATTGATCTTCTCTAATCCAATGTTTTTAACTGACTTACCATCGCAAACATAAAATCCATCATCAGCTAGAAAGTACGTTAAACCGCCAAATTGAGCGATAGAACCATTAGACATACAGCCTAAAGTCCTAGAAATAGCATCAAACTGAAAGAAGAACGGACTACCTGCATAAGTCATACGATAGATAGCGCGTTCTAAAAAGATTAGACCAAACTCACCACCTGCAATGCCTGTAATATCTCCACCATCAGCCATTACTTGAGAGTCTGACTGAGAAGCTGTGCTAGGAGTCCAATTAGTCTCATCATTAATATTTGACCAATAGACTTTATTTTCTTCACCAGCAAGATTAGCAGCTACAACAAAGTCTCGCACTACCGTTACATAATGTGCAGCAGGAGCAGTAGCAGCCAAATCAGTAAAGTAAGTAGATGAACTTAAATCATAAGCCTGTAACTGATCTTTACCATTGGCTAAGATCATCTTAGAGCCAAATTGCGTAATATCCCATGACTCTACATCTGAATAACCTGTGGTAGTTACTGCCGTTAATGCAGTATTACTAGGATTAAACTTGTAAATTTGTGTAGCACCAGCAGCGAATAAGGTAGACGCACCAGCAAACTTACCAGCAAATGCTACGAGTAAGTTCTGACCTGCATTAGCAGAATAATCTACAGCTTCACGTAATGGAGCATAGCCATTAGTAACAGGATAACAATTATAGGCATCAGTTACAGCACCAGTAATACTAGGCTGATCTGGCAACCACTCACCAAATATAATCTTTTGCTTTGCCATTACTGTCTAGCCCAATTAGTAGTTTCTGGAGTTACTACAGTCCATTCGTAACCAATAAAGTCACCAATAGCACCCACAGTAGCGTTACCAGTAATAGAAGCAGATTTAACAAATATGCCTGTACCAAGAGCAGTAACTGACGCATTGCCAGTAATACTTGCGTTAGAACCAAAAACAGATATGCCATTAGCTGTAACAGTTGTAACAGAAGTAATCGCTGCTACACCAACTTTTACATCGGTAACAGTAATCGATACCTGACCATTGCCAGTAATGCTTGCAGCACTTGTAAATGTCTGAGTACCTATAGCTGTTACAGTAGCATTTCCTGTAATAGCAGCACTAGGTTCGGTATCCTCGTTCTCGCAATACCCACCAACCCAGTAACCTTTTACTACGTATAGATCAGGAACGCATAGAGCAGTTACAGTCGCATTACCTGTAATAGATGCAGTTCCAAAAGTAAAGTCTACTGCCTTTGCTGTTACTGTAGCCGTACCTGTAATAGATGCGACACCACCAGTATCTTCATTCTCGCAATAGCCAGCATCCCAATAGCCAGACGTAACATACAGTTCAGGAGCAGTTAAATCACCGTCTCCGTAACCGTATGTCCAATAATCGTAATCGACATAATTAGTTGCCATTTACCTCTACCCACGCTTGAGTTGCCTCATCCCATGAGTAAATACCATCTGTAGGCATAGCTACTGGAGGCTGCCATTTGAAATTTAAATCTAATATCCAACTTGGATATGGCTTAGGAGTAATAAACACATTTACATCTGAACGATAGGAGTAACCAATGCCAGCAATATTTGATGAAGAATATTCAATCCAGTTTTCATCAGACCAGTCATCATCTCCAATAGAAATATTTTCAACAATATTTGTTTCTGGATTAACGTAAGCAAATGTTTTCATGCTGCGTACCTCACAATAACAACGCCGTTATAACCTGTTCCCGCTGGAGTTGCAGGGTCAACAAATCCAGCACCACCGCCGCCTGAACCATAGGACGTTGCAGAAGTCGCTTGGGTAATAGGAGAACCGCTACTAGCAGCACCACCATTACCCGCGCCAGTTCCCCCCGTACCGCCAACGCCTGAACCATTGTTAGCCGCGCCACCGCCACCAGAAGCAACGCGAGTCATTCCGCTTAATGATGTGAAGTTACCAGACGTCAAATTACTATCAATGCTTGTTAACAAATAACCTTGACCACCAGAACCGCCTTGTGCTCCAGACGGTGCAGTTTGACCTACCGCAGTAGCACCACCGCCGCCACCACCAGCAAATGAATTAACGCCGTTACCACCAGCATTCGTGTTTGAACCAGAAGCTGTACCGCCATTCGCGTTATTACCGCCGCCGCCGCCAGAACCGCCATTTTTGCCAGCAGTAGAAGAATTACCGCCACCGCCGCCGCCTAATGAGGAAACTGTTGATGAATTAAATGTGCTAGTTCCACCTGTTGAACTACTTGCTGTCGCGCCAGCACCAATAACAACTGCATAAGTTCCACCAGCAGCCGTGTATGTTGTCCAAATATCTAGTTCGCCAGCACCACCGCCACCCGCAGCATTTTCACCTCCGGAGCCACCACCACCAATAGAAGTAATAGCAATATCACCACCAGCACCACTAACTACAAAATTACCATTGCTAGTAAAAATGTGATATTTGTACGCGCCAACAGTTTTAATTTCATTACCGCCAGTTGCTGATATTGGAGCAATTCCAGACATTGCTTGCATCAATTTAGTAAAAGCAAACATCCTGACTCCTTATGGTGTATAACCTGCTGCTACAGAGCCGTACCAGTTAGTACCGTCAGCCACAAAAGTCAAAATATCCATCTTGCCAGCAGTTGCAGTAATAGTAGGAGCACCAGCAGTACCCCACTTTACACTTGTAAACGTAGCAGTACCGTTACCAGTCGATGCAGCTTGCTTTAATAGCAGAATAAATGACTTACCAGCAGTCGCAGTAGGCATTGTGAACGTACAAGCCGTAGAAGCTGTAAGAGTAGCTGTCTGAACTGTTCCGTTAGTCAATGACAATGTATTTGTGCTAGTAACTGTACCAATAGAAACTACGCCTTCGGTATAGTTATTAACTGTCGGATTAGTTAACGTAGAACTAGTAGCTGTAAGAGCACTAATAGATGCACTTGTAGCAGTTAAAACAGGAATAGACGCAGATGTAGCAGTCAGAACACCAATAGACGCACTAGTTAGCGTAAGTATTGAAGCACTACTAGTAGACTGCAATTTGTCTGTGTTTAGGTTCGTAAAGTTAGCATCAACCTCAGCATAACTAAGAGCAGAACCTTTGCCAGTTCTCGTAACAATAGTAGACATAATTTACCCCTTACGCCAAAGTTACGGTTAGATTCGTTGCAGTTACTTTAAATATATCACCAGTAGATATAGTCTTACTTGTATCCAATGGAGTGTGATAAAGCAGATTACCCGCTGTTACCGCATCACGAATACCTACATGAGTAATAGTTCCCCATGTACTTGTGCATTGTGGATACTCGATTGCAGAACTATTAGACGTAGCACCGTTAGACGGAGCACTAAACGTAATAGCCTGACGAACATACGAGCCACCTGTGACCTCAGTACCAGTATCGGCATCTGTAGGATCGTTAGTGTATAAAGCTAAATAAGTAGTTGTCGGTGCAGTGTAACTCGTAGCACGTAACGTACCGTTAATTAGCGCGTTTTCTAGGTAGTTGCTTATTTCTGCCATGATTTACCTCACAGACATTGACATTGGTTGACCACCGTATTCACCATTTTGGTCGGCAGTAGAAATTGCTGTAATGCTACGATCATATAAAGCCGCCCAAGTCTGAAGTCGTGCATCATTCATCAAATATGGTTCAGCCTCTCCTAATGCCGCATACAGCAAAGCATCAGGATAATTACTTAGGAATACGTTAACAATATTAGTATCAGATAGATACTGTGGTTTCCCATAATATAACATTTGTATACTGTAAACGCTATCTGGAATAGGAGCGAATTGAATCTGCGAAGCCAGAATAGTGTAGTTTACCGGAGCACCAGCATCAGTCGTTCTAGCCTTAGCAAAGAATGTATTAGGAGACATATACGTAACTGACGTTACTGGATTAGTACGTAGATGTACATCACGCATCTCTAGGAAGTCCGTAGGCAAGCCAACAGTCTCAGTACCACTTGTAGTATTAGCGCGAGCCACAACAAGCATCTG